AATCGCACCTGCCGTAAGCACAACAGATGTGCCAGTTGAAGCTGTGTAATCGCTACCGCGTACAAGCAAGACACCGTTGAGGTAAACCTGCTCTGCACCTACTGTATAAGAAAGGGTAAGCGAGTTGGCATCTGCGCCTGAGAATGTAGTTTGTGCAGCCGTTGCAATGTAGTAATAAGTTACAGCGGCACTGGCACCAGCACTGCCCGTGGCACCTGTCGCGCCAACGGCACCTGTAGCACCCGTAACGCCTGTGGCACCGACGGGGCCTGTGGCACCGCTTGCGCCAACATCACCTTGAATACCTTGTGGTCCTGTTGCACCCGTAGCTCCAACCGCGCCGTTAGTTCCCGCGGTTCCTGTTGCGCCCGTTGCGCCAACAACACCTTGAATACCTTGCGGGCCTGTCGCACCAGTCGCACCGATTGCGCCAGCGGTTCCTGTTGCGCCAACATCTCCCGTTACACCCTGCGGTCCTGTTGCACCGCTTGCACCAACAACACCTTGAATACCTTGCGGTCCTGTCGCACCGCTTGCACCTTGTGGTCCTGTTGCACCAGCAGCACCAGCAGCACCTGCAGGTCCTGTAGCACCTGTTGCACCGCTTGCACCGACAACACCTTGAATACCTTGCGGGCCTGTCGCACCGCTTGCACCAACATCACCTTGAACGCCAGTTGCACCCGTTGCACCAACATCACCTGCAACGCCTTGTACGCCTTGAACGCCTTGTGGTCCTGTTGCACCCGTTGCACCTTCTGCCCCAATAGAGCCAGTGGCACCGATGGGGCCTGTGGCACCTGTTATACCAGTGGCACCTGTCATACCAGTTGGGCCAGTTGTACCAGTAGCACCAATGGGGCCTGTGGCCCCGCTTGCACCGACGGGTCCTTGAATCTGACCGACATTCTCCCAAGAAGAAGTTGATGTGCTCCAAACATAGAGGTCGGTGCCCACAATGTAGGCATCGCCCGCGCTGCCAGTCGGATGAGCAGCAATAAGATCGGCTTCTGTGGCATAAGAGCCAAGAATTGTTACACCTTGACCTTGAACACCTGTAGCGCCTGTGGCACCTGTTGGGCCGTTGCTTCCCGTTGCACCGATTGGCCCTGTTGCACCCGTTGGCCCAACTGCTCCAACATCTCCCGTTGAACCAGTTGCACCTGTTGTTCCTGTGGCACCCGTGGTACCCGAATCTCCCTGAATCCCCTGCACACCCTGTGGCCCTGTAGAACCAGTGGCACCGACATCGCCAGTTACACCAGTTGGGCCAACCTCGCCCTGTGGACCTGTTACACCGATTGGTCCTGTTACACCGATTGGACCTGTTACACCTGTTGCACCAATTGAACCTGTCGCACCGATTGCACCTGTTGCACCAATTGGTCCCGTTACACCAATGGAGCCTGTGGCACCTGTGGCACCAATTGAACCTGTAGCACCTGTGGCACCGGCGGGGCCTGTGGCACCGCTTGAGCCTTGTGGCCCTTGATCGTTGGAAATAATAACTTCAATGTCTTGAGTGTTTACATAAACAATACTTGTCATCGCGTTACCTCTGCCGAAATAATTAACTCGCCCTGAAGTAGTCGAGTAACGGTGCTTCCTGTAATAAGTTCAAGATCGTAAACAAATGATCCTGTTTGTAACAAGGCAGTTTCGGTTGCAGTTTGAGCAAGGCTAATTGTGCCAAGTGCGCCGCCAAGAGTGATGCCGCCATTTTCTGTTGTTAGCGATAAAATCACTTCAGTATCTTCAACATCAACGCGTGCTTTTAGGCGGGCAGTGTAACCTGTAAGGTTTACGGCAACATTGTCAATCTTATAGGTCATCAAAAGATTAAAAGTTGCCCCTTGTTCAATCGTAAAATCAAAACTACCTGCCATTTATCTGCTCCAAAAATTAGGGTAATTACTTCTCTGAGTTAATGCCAAAAGATTTGTAGGTTGGGTCAATTGCCTTAAAAATAGGCGCAGCAACTGAGCCAAGCAAAATTGCGTATTCAGGCTTAATGTCAGCAACAAGAGCTAACAACACTGTGACTGTGGCAACGCCAATAGAGCGTAAATATGATTTGAACTCATCTTTGAATTTAGGTGATAGTTTCATTTTAACCTTTCAGGTTCTTAATTAGTAAGGCGGCCTTTGCGGGTGTTACATCAATTTCGATGTGCATCCAATCAGGCTTTGCACTTTTGTAAGTGCCACCTGATCGCAAACCATATTTCTTACAGATTGCGAGTATAACATTTTGCTGTTCTTTTGTGAGGTTTCCATCTTTATCACCTTGTGGGTGACGGCTTGGCCATATATCAACCGCAGTGCCCGAGGCGTGGTTTGAAAGTGTGCCATTGCCACCGCGTACATCGCGAAAAGCGTAACCTTGCACTTCGCCCGGCTCTAACTTTTCAACAGTTTTATGCCACTCTTTGCAAGCGGCTACAAGTAAAGGTGCCACCGCCTTTGCACAACGCAAGCGAACAGGTCGGATGCCAGGCACAACGGTAAAAATTTGGATATTGATATCAGATTGTGTGGCACTTGCGGGCCAACCATTTGATGATTTCATTATTGCCCCCTTATTTGTTTTGAATAAGTTTCAAAATTGTTTCAACCTGCACCTCTAGGCGGTTAATTGAATCGCGCATTGAACTCCCCGAATTGGGTTTGAGTTCAAAAAGGTAATGTTTAACCAACCATCTTACTGCGCCCGCAAATGCAACTGCGATGCTGATAATTGAAACAATAAGCCCTGCCCAATTTGTTGGTGTCATTTTGCGCCTTTACGGTTGTGTGTTGGATGCCTCAAGTGTTGCTTTGAGGATTGCAATTTCTTGTGCTTGGTTACCAATAATTTCACGCATTGCCTTTAGCACTGCCTGAATGTCAATCTGTGGTTCTTGCATTATTTCCCCTTGAGTAGATCTATTTCAGCTTTGAGTTCTTTGATTGCTAATGTTAAAAATACTGTTAAGCGGTCATAAGATAGAGAGAAAGGGTCACCTAGTGGGTCAAAGACAACTGCAGTTTCAAGCCCGCCACCAATATCATTTATATCCTCGGCTAAGAAACCAATCTGTGTTTCGTTAGGCTCGCCTTCAATAACATAATCTTCTCGTGTCTTGTAAGTAATTGGGCGCATTGCTAACACCTTATCAAGCCAACCATCTGTTGTAATGTAATTGATGTTGTCTTTGAAGCGTTCAGATGAGGTAACAATTGCAACTCTTGAACCTGTTGAAACAACAACCATTGAAGTTCCTGAACCTGTTGCAACGCCTGGGTAAGTTATAGTTCCATTTGCAACCATTGATATGCCTGTAATTGTGCCGTTAAAGTTTGATGCGCCTGTAACAATTAATTTTTCACTGCCGGCAGTTCCACCGCCAATGTTGGCTTTACCATAAAAAATAGTATTTCCGCTGCCACCATCAATAGTGCCACCTGAGGAAAGGTTAAAACCACCTGAACCGCTAAGAGATGTTGATGAAAGCGTAAAACCGCCAATTGTGCCTGAAGTGGCAGCCAATGAAACGGTTGCGCTCAATGTGCCTGTTGTAATACTTCCAGCCGCAATTGTGCCTGCATATACATAAGATGCATTTATTTGTGTTGCGGTAATTGAACCTGCAACAATTTTAGTTGCATCTAATGATGCTGCGGCAATTCGAGCGGCAGCAAGTGTGCCTGTTGATATATTGCCAGCGTTTATGTTTGAAACAGTAATTACGCTTGCATCAATAGTGCCTGCCGTAATCTTGTTTGCAGAAATGCTTGCAAGGGCATTATTGCCAAGAGTATTAAGAACAAAAGAAGAGCCATCCCAACGAGAAATTGCATTGTCGTTTGATGTGTTGAACCACAAATCACCAACTGCAAATGTTCCTGTTGGTGTTGTTCCCTGTCGGTAAATTCTGTTTTTTCCATCGGCGGTTGTTTGCGCCGCCGTTGCTGCAGATTGAGCTGCGGCAATAGATGTATCCTGCACTGAAGTCCAAGATGTGCCGTTAAAATAATACAACTTGAAACCGTCATCGGTATCAAACCAAATATCGCCTTCAGTCATTCCTGTTGTTGGCGCAGTTGTCTGATAATAGGCTTTTGTTTTGCCATCAACTAAAACAACAACATTTGCAACATCTTGGGTATCAGCCGGCACAACAGGGATAACACTTGAAACCGTAAAGTCTGCGGTTTGAGTAACCGTAATTGCCGTGTTAGTAATTTGCGGGCATAAAGGCATTGTTCCCCCTAAATGGTAATGCTGTAAGGGTTAATGTCGGATGTGTTAAATGAAACAATCCAATTGTTTTGTGTAATTGTTTGCTTCATACCTTCAACCACAAGGTTCCATTGGATAGGTCTGCCATCGTAAGTTGTGCGAAATACGCTTACCTGATCGGCTAACTCTGTTGTTAAAAAGTCAGGGTAAAGCAAGCCAAGATCGGCAACTGATAAACCGTTAAAGTCAATGCGCTCAACATAGGTATCAGGCTCAGCGATCTTGCGTGATTCATAAAGAGCTAAGTTGGTGGCGTTAGTATTGGTATTGACAGGGGCAAATATCTCTTTTTTAACAACGCCGTAAGCGCTAACACTTGGATTGTAGGTGGAAGTTACCTGTGTGTTTTCCCCGCGCATAATGATGGCCTGATTGACCACATACTTTGTTCCTGGGTTAGTAATTAAATCTTGATATTTAACTGTATTGCTTGCACCTGAATCGCTAAATAGCAACTGTGTTGGGCGGCTAAACTTGTTTGCCAATGGCACAAGGGTTGCAACATTTGATTTTGAAATGTAAAAACGCCCCGCAATAGAATCAACACACTCTGTAATTGCCTGCATACATCCACGGTTTTGAACGGTGGCAAGCATTGTGGTTGAGCCTGTCAATGAGCGAGCAAAACCATTGCCTGCAGTCCATCCTGCAAAATCGAGCATACGCCCTGCGCGGGTTGCTGCGCTTTCAGAGTTGGCTGCTGCTGCAAGTGCGGGTGCAAAGCCATCGGCGATGGAGCCAATGCCATCATAGAATGTCATCGTTACATTGGGCAGAAAACCCTGGTTGGTGTAGTTATTCTCAAGAAAACCATAAAACAACTCATAGGCAGTTGATGCCCAAGTTGCCACAATGCGCATTTGCAAGCCATCGCGCAAAATGCTTGTACCGCTTAGAACCCACGGACTTGAAACACTTGTGTTGTCAGGGTCATAAATGCCTGAAGTATTATTGAAAACAATGCTCGCAAAACCTGCCTCATCTCTGAGATCGGCGCGATCACGGCCACGGCGGAAATCAATCTGTATAACATCTGTAACTGTCACACTTGTCCAAGTTCCACTTTTAAGAAACTGAACTGCGATAGATGGCGAGGTTACTCCGTCAAATGCTGGCATTAGACAACCAACATTCCGATGTTACGGCCACCTGCCATTGAACCACCATTTCGGCGGTTTGCACTAGCAATGCCATCTGCAACAACCCTGATAAGTGCATCGGGTGAGCCAACCACACTGCCTGCGTTCACATTAACAACAACGCCGTTGGCATTGCGTGGCCCGTACAACTTGCCACCGCCACCAATTGCAATTGAAGCTGAACCTGAAAGCGCTTTTTGACGAGCAGCAAGTTCTTTCATTGCATTTTCGGTAGCAATGTCAATAATTGATTTTGTGTTCTTTTTAACGGCAGTTGTGTTTTTATCAAGGGCATTAACTACAGGGTTGCCAGTTGAAGTAACTGATTTTTTACCAAACCCATTGATAACATCTGAAGCACCTGGTGACATTGGCGCATTACTATTGATGATTCCATTAGTGCGATTTGTTTTGCTATTGTTGTCTGCTAATTTGTAGGCAGTCAAACCAATCGCTGCAGTAATACCTGCAACTGCAATGGCACCGCCAATTGCACTTGCTCCACCTGTTGCAAAGGCTGCTGCGATAGCAGCGCCTGCGGCGGTTGTGCGAAGGGTTGCAAAGGCTTTTGTAAGACTTGCAAGCAAGACAATAAAGCCTGCGATCTTAGAACCAACAAACATTGTGGCAATAATTGCGGCAAGGCCTGCAATAGTAGCCGTATTTTTTGAAACCCAATCACTAAAGCCAATTGCAGCCGTTAAAAGTTTAACTGCAAACTCGGCGCCTTTTTTGAAACCTTCAGCAAGTTTATCTTTATTGAGTGCAATAAATGTCTCAAATTTTGGGATAAGTTGATTTTGCAAAACCACTGCAAACTTTTCTAGCACTGGCAGTAGTGCATACCCAAGTGTTTCAAGCACCTCGCCAAATGCAATGCGTAAGCCTTGTATTCTAAACTCAAGGGTTTTTGCTCGGTTGCCTGCAGCGCCTGCAGTAGCTTTTGAAACCTCATCAAGTGCTGCGCCAAAATCTTTAGATTTCATTGTTGCAGCACTAAGGCTTGGCACAAGATTTTTTAATCCCTTAAATTGCCCTGCCGAGGCTTTAATTAGCGCCCCTGTTGCGGTGGCAAGATCGGCACCCGATGATGCTGAAATATCAAGTGCGGTTCCAAGTAATGTTTGAGCCTGAGCCGTTGAACCAGTTAAGGCTGCCAAGCGTGCAAACGCCGGGCGCAGGTCATCATCTACAACAGAAAATTGCTTTTGTAGTTGGGTTATGTAATTTTCAGTAACAGCAATTGTTTCATCTGTTGCACCTGTTGTATTGCGCAAAGTGTTGGCAAGCAAAGCCTGTGATTTTTGATCGGCTAAGGCTGCCTGAACTGCATCTTTGCCAATCTTTAGAGCAAATGCAGCCGCTGCCGCGCCCGCTATTAAAAAAGCCTTGCCTACCTTTTTGCTAAAACCGTCAAAAGACTTGCCAAGTTTCATTATATCTTTTGAGGCAGCCTTTGAACCTTTATCAGAGTATTGGGTGAGGATGCGAGCAACAATTGAGCCAACTGCCATTTGTTAGCCTCGCTTTCGGTCTAAGTTTTTTTGTAGTTCAGTTTTTGCATCATTTAATGCACGAGCTACATTTGCTTGAATTTTATCTTTATCTTTATCTACAACGCGCCATACTACACGCGAGGCCTTGCCAAATCTGTTGCCAAGTGTTCGTAAAAATTGTGCGCTACTACCGCGATCAAATCCTGCTGCAGTTTTACGCCCTGCAACTTCAAAGATTGAACCCGCTGCAGACTTATTCAATAAAGCGCCGGCACTTGTTGTGTAGTCACCGCGAACCTTGCCCTGGGCTTTTGTTTTGGTGATTTTTGATTTGATTTCGCCGGCGTTCCACCCAGGCCAACCCTTGCCACCACGAGTTCGCCCCTTTGCGGCATCGGCTTTACGCCAACCACTCATAGGCGGTTCTTCGGTAACCAATTCTTTAGCATCACGCTCTGCGCCTCTGAGTTCGTCATTGATAACTTTATTGAAGCGTTTAACAGCATCTTTATCAAACTCTTTTAACGCATCAAGTGTTTCTTTTAATCCTGAGAGAACAATTACTTCATCCGCCATTGGTTTTAGCTCGTTCCTTCATATAGATCAACATTGCTTCAAAAATGCCTTCAGGGGCATTTATTAGTTCATTGGGACTAATACCTGTTTCAACCGCAACGGCTGCTATCGTATAAGTTAAACTGTTGCGGTGGACTCGAAAGAGGCATCAGCATCCAATTCGGCGCTAATGATTGTATCTAAGTATTCAGGCCCAAATAACTTAACGGGTGTGCCACCATTCATTTGAGCATCTACTTGCTGACATTTCCAAGCAAGCCAATAAATATGCTCAACCTTTTGTTCTTCGCCAAGTAACTTAGGCATACCCTTGCCAAAGTTTTGTTCAAAAGCAACAATAATGCGTGGAGTTAATTTGTAGGCTTTTTCCACGCCATCTATTGTTTTTACCTTTACCGCTAATCCATCCATCTTTTTCCCCCTGAGTTAGTTAAACAATTGCCTTTGCAATAGGTCCTGAAATTGGCCAAGTTACAGATGCCGTTGATAATTCACCAACTGCGCCCGATAGTGGCTGCCACTCTGCGATCAAAGCATTGAAATTAAATTTTGGATTGCTTGCACTTGTTGCACCGCTTGTTGGCTTAACTTGCATTGCAACAACCAAACCAACGCTACCGTTAGTTGTGGTTGTGCCATTGATCAGTTCTTCAAGTGAGTTGTCTGCGTAATCGTTATTAAACTCGATGGTGATTGAGTTATCAGCAAGGCCAGCAAGACGAGTGCGAGCTGCACCTGTTGTTGAAATGCCGGTTGTGTCAATTACATCATAAGAGGTGCTTAATGAAACTGAAGTGATAAACGCTGAAATGTCGTTGGTTGCAAATAGCACATTTGCATCTGTAAGAACTAGGCGTGCCATTTATGCAACCGCCTTTGTGACTACGCCTGAGATTGGCCAAGTGGTTGAGACTGTTGCTAACTCGCCAACTGCACCTGATAGAGATTGCCACTCGGCAACAACGCAGGAAAAGGTGTAACTAGGATTGCTTGCGCTAACGGCAGCAGATGTTGGCTTAACAACAACTGTTGTGTTTGTGCCTACAAGTGATGAACCAACTGCGTTCATTGTGATTTCAGGTCCACCTGTTGCGTAATCGTTATTGAACTCAAAAGTTACTGAGTTATCAGCAAGGCCTGAAACGCGTGTTCTCGCACCGCCTGCTGCCATTCCTGTTGTATCAACTACATCTTCACTTGTTGAAAGTGAGATTGATGTAATAAATTCGCTTAAATTAACACCGTTTACAATAACGGATGCATCTGTTAGAACTAAACGGGCCATTTATTTAACTTCCTCTACTGGTTTGATTGCTGCGGTTTTTTTGATGTGTTCGCTTGCAACTAACGCCTCAATGTTGAGTCCTAGTTCAAGCAATTCTTTATCGGTGATTGACTCACCTTTTTTCTTGGCTTCAAAATTATCTGAAGCAACTGTGTAGCTCATTTGGTTTCCTTATCCGTAGATGGTTAAGCGGTAGCGATACGATAAAAACTCAATGTCACCTGACACATAACTGCCAGCCTCTGCCGATGTCACTCTCAAAGTATTGCAAGCACCGCCAAGAGTTAGATCAGATTCAATTGCCGCCTTGATTGAGTAATCACCACTTCCGGCAAGGTATTTATCAAGTTCATTTTGGCCTGTTCGCTCTGATAGGCGTTGAACCAAGACAATTACATCAAGGTTTGCCTGGTCTAATCCGCGAGCATTATTCAAATCAAAGGTGAAATCTAACTGCCCAACAACGGCGGCAGGTGCAACTGCAGGGCTTGGAATTAACTCATAAACTCGAAGGCCTTTTATAGCCTCTAGGTTGGCTTTTAAGCCGTTTCTAACGGCACTTGGTATCACTAGACAGCCAAGCCGTTATTGCGCCTCATAGGGCGTAGCAGTGCCTCTACATCGGCATCTAACTTGGCTGCAAGGCGTACGGTGCCAATGTCGGTTGAGCCTGCAATCC